TGCGTTTATTTTGTTTTTAATAGTGATGATTTATAGGTATTATGGTGAATAATCAACTAATATACATGTGAATTAAATCTAATCATATGTTAAATGAGAATAGAATTAGTTATATTATTCATCGCTGGATTTATCATAGCAAACATCTACACTGATGGTAAATACGTGAAAATAATGATGACTTGGAAAAAATATTACCAAATGGCTGGCGTTGCATTAGGTGCGCTATTTTTCTATTACATTGTAAAACATAATCCCCTTAGAGCGCGTGAAATGTTGGTTACATCAAACGATTATATCAAATACCTACCTGTAGACAAAAGCACAACAAGTATGATATCCCCTATACTTGATTTCACGACGAAACATTCATATTTTCAAGATGATTCTACCAAACCGATTATTCCTATGAATAATATGCAAGAATCCAGAGGAGGACAACGCATGATGAATTCAGGAAAAACGGGAACAAAAAGGTCTGTCAGTGAAACGAAGAAAAAATTTGTTGCTTCTAGACAAAACTGGTCTTGTGACGACTGTAAATCGCAACTAAGTGCCTGGTTTGAAGTAGACCATGTAGTTAGATTAGAACACGGTGGAAGTAATCATGTAGATAATTTAGTTGCTTTGTGCCGAGAATGTCACGGAAAGAAAACCGCAATGGAGAACTTGTAAAATTGTATTCTATAATAAGGTGAATTGAATAAAATATCCATTTATAATATATTAGCATTATAAATGAATGAAACAAGAGAACAAGATTATATAGAAAAAGGATTTCAATTATTTGGTAAGTTGAATAAAACAGTTACATCATCAATTGATCAAGCAAACAGAATGATAGCAGAACAAGCGAAAGGTGCTGCTAGTCAACCAATAGTCCAAAACGCAATAGCTTCTCACGGATTCATGATTTTGATTATGGCGATTTTCATTGTGTTCATGTTATTTACTTCAGATTATTCAATGTCGATGACGTTTGACACTGCGTGGTTAGCAATACCAGTGATTTTATTAGTTGCATATGGGTTAAACGTATTTTTACAACCTGGTCAAAGTGGAAATAATTGGATAACGACACCCTTGTATTATATAACGTTAATTGCATTTAGTGGTTTACTCATTTATTATTATTTCCAATTTTCACAACAAACCAACAGCACAATAAGTTATATGTATTCCATATTATCAGTATTATTATTTTTTGTATCATTGGCAATTGTATTTTATTTTTTGGGAGAATACATCAAACGCTTTGAAGGTCTACCAGGATTAATTGCGCAATTCTTATTTTATATTCCATGCCTTATAATACAATTTGTAAATTACATCAAGAAAGAGTTCAATGCGACAACGAGCACTGTATTTTATCTGTTTGTATTTGAATTAGTATTGATATTGTTGTATATTTATTTACCAAAGATTGTAAAAGCATTGTTCATGAAAAAGGGAATTAAATTATTACCAGAAACACTATTTTTAGACGATGCACATGTGATTTCCGGAAGTGAACAATTGCGAATGGACCATATTGATAAATTTGACCAAACGCCTCTGTATCGTAATAATTATGCTATATCTTTTTGGGTGTATTTGAACGAACAGGGGTCTAATTACAAAGCATATTCGGGAGAAACGAATATATTCAATTATGCAAACGGAGCACCACACGTAGTATATGAAAATAACAATGATGAACCTCACGGTAAAAATAATTTGGTCATTTATTATACCAATGGTGACAACAAGCAACAAGATAAAATCAAACTGAAAATTACCAAGCAAAAATGGAACCATTTTGTATTCAATTATTCGTCTGAATACTTAGATGTGTTCATGAATGGTAAATTAACAAAGTCTATGCCAATACATAATATAGGACCCAAGTTTAATCCTTACGATAATATCACTGTTGGTGAAAAAGATGGATTAGATGGTGCTATATGCAATGTGAATTATTACAAAATGCCTTTATCTAAGAGAAATATATTGAACGAATATAATTTACTTGCATACAAGAACCCGCCAGTAGAAACAAAATGGATTCCAAAAGTAATGATTGATTGGAATAAGTTGAAGAAACTTGTCTTTTTACGAATGGACTAATTTGTATATTTTTTTATAACCATAAAATATATAAATATGAATACAACAGTCATTGTTTTAGGAGTTATTATTATTTTATTGATTTATGTTTTGTATTACTTCCTATCGAACAGTTCTTCCAAACTTAGTTCTAGTGCAAACTTAAGACAACCTCAAGCCCCTCTTACTTCCATTCAGAAACCTACGAATTCTCGTTATGGATATACTCTATGGTTGTACGTAAATACTTGGGATAATAATGTGGAAAAAACCATCTTTAGTAGAGACAATAATATGAAACTATATCTTGACAAAACTGCTCCTATTTTGAAACTTGATATGGTGATGTCAGATGACAGTGTAGAAACCATGATTATCACAGACAATTTCCCTCTTCAAAAATGGGTATGCGTTGGTGTAAGTGTAGATAATCAATTTGTAGATGGTTATATCGACGGTAAATTGATTCGTTCTCAGCGTTTCTTCAAAACGGGTACAAATACTATGCCCAAGGTGCCTCCTAGCGAAGATACACCTATTTTGATTGGCAATATGGAAGGTAAATTCGATGCTTATCTGGCGAACTTCAAACGCTGGATTGCTCCATTAGACCCAAAGACTGTGTGGGAGACTTATTTAGATGGAAACGGTTCCAGTAGAATCTTGAATATGTTGACTGCTTATGGTGTAGATATTTCTATATTAAAGAACGAACAAGAGCAATCTCGCTTTTCTATTATTTAAATCCAGAAATAAAATATATAGAATCAATAATACAATTGTATGGTTATAATTTTTATCAGTATATTATAACAATATATATGAACGCTCCACAAGGAAATACATCAAACTTGGGTAATCAAATTACAAACAATTTATCTAATGCAATGGAAAAATTACCAAACCAACAAAGTATACAGCAAGGTATTAGTAATGTAGGAGATACATTACAAAGCACAACCAATCAATTAAGCGATTCTTTCAATGAATTTTCCAAACAGTCCGCCACTGTTCCGGAAGCGACAACTGGATTTCTTCAATCCAATACGATAATTGCGAAGTTTGCTTTTATTATACTGGTCTTGATTGGTATGTTAGTTCTTCTCAATTTAGGCGTAATATTGATGAGTATCTTGTTTGGTCCATCTGAGAATCCTTACTTGATTAATGGAATGGTTGATGGAAATAACGCAATGATTATTCGCCAAGACCCGAAGCAAGGAGAGTCGACTACTCTTCTTCGCTCGAATAATGAAGATACTGGCGCTGAGTTCACGTGGTCTTCTTGGATATATTTAAATGATTTAGGAGTTCAAGATGAGAAGTATCAACATATATTCAGCAAGGGTGATGGCAACTTTGATTCCGTTACTAATTTATCGACTATCAACAATGCTCCGGGTGTATATTTGGAACCCAAGGCCAATAATCTTCATATTATCATGAATACCGTCAAATATGGCGATTCCAATACTTCGGTCGTAATTGATAATATGCCTATTAAAAAATGGATTCATTTAGCGATTCGTCTGCAAAATCAGGTGTTGGATGTTTATGTAAACGGCGTATTGGCTAAGCGCGTGATATTAAATAATGTGCCAAAACAGAATTACAGCGATGTCTATGTTGGTCAAAACGGGGGGTTCAGTGGAAAGTTATCTAGTCTGCGGTATTACACTTCTGCACTGAATGTGTTTGAAATTAATTCTATTGTTCGCAAGGGACCGAACCTCACTGTAAAGGATGGTAATCTAAATTCTGATTATTTCACTTATTTATCTAATTATTGGTATTATTACAAGGGCGAATAAATGTAAAAGATGAGTATATTATATAGTATTGTTTAGTATATAATATGTCAGTTGACGTAAGTGGGACATGTTTACAAAGACGAAAGCAAATGATATTTACAATGCCACCAATTCGTCTTGAAAAGGAGTCTCCATATAATAATTATACAAAATATCAGTTAGATATGCGCAGAAAAGCAGAAGTATTACAATATAGCGGTAACTCACAAGCATCAAAGGGAAACAATCTAACAAAAAAAGAGAAAATGGCTCAAATATTGTCTGGAAAATATCAAAATTCAAATTACCCCGGAAAGATTGTTCAAGAAGTCACTGAAGTTCGTAATGAAATATTTGATATAAGTGAAAATATCTATTCATACAAGACTATCACTTCAAACATAGACAATAATTGTAACAATAGTGAAATTATTTATACATCTACTCGTTCTTCAGGAGTTCCAGGTCCACCAATATTGCTGTACAAAGATGAATCCATTCCTCTCTATAATTATAAGAATAATGTGGATGCGCTTGCAATTGTAAATGATGATGATACTGACGAATGGAGATATGATATTAACGATAATACATTCATAGTGCACAATACAAGCAATAGTATATTTAGTCTGGGTATACAATACGGAATACAGAATTCGCAATATTCATACGATTTTCAAATACCTTACGGAATATTTGTACGTGGATTTTCTAGTGGTGCGATAAATGCAACATATGACTTATCACTTAGTTTATCTACATCAACTCCGATTGATATTTCCGTATTGTATAACGGTGGAAGTGTGATTGACCCAAATACAGGCTCTACCTTAGTTCCAAGTGTATCATACACAGATTCTTCTTTCAACGTTCAATTATTAGATACATCTTTTAATCAAACAGACGTAGCATTTCAAGCAGTCGTGCATGGAGGAACTGTTCAAGTATCAAACATAAATGTATTTACAGAACGCGGATTTGTATATGATATATTTGGATTACCAAAAATTTCATTAGAAACCCCTTTTGGTTATGATGATGACTTCACAAATGTAGAATATGGAATTGTATTCAATTTAAGTGCGAATAATTTACTAGTAGAAACGAACTGTAGTGTAAGAAATCAAGTAGATGCTTCGTATAACGAATTCGCATTGAATGGCGCCTATTTATCTTGAACCCTTAAATAATATCCGTTCTGAGTACGATTTCGTTTCAATACATACTCCACATAGTCTACGTTTTGCTGAGTAAACCAATGACAAAAACAGTGATACCAATATTGGTTCCATCTCAAGTCATACAATATATATTCATTTTGACTCTTATATGGGTCATAATATTCAAATATCTTATCGATCATATCATCGGGTAATTTAAATATTGATTTCATCATTTCACTATTGTATTATGATAAACATAGATTTTATCATAATCTTTTAAATATCTTAATGTCCTTGAATATATTCGGGATTCGTTTTCATATGTCCCAGGTCAAACTCAAGTTCATCTAACCGATTACGAATAAAATTGGCATTAAATTTGTAGTATTCCAATAACGTAACGCACAGATTTACATAATCCGTCTCAAAATCTTCCCTGTTTACACAATCACGAAAGGGAGATAATATATGTTTAATACTTTTAAGTGTTTCAACTGGCTCGAACATATACCGATTGCCATAATAATCATCATCGTCAATGTATGTATTATACAAATTGAACAACTTCGGTAAATAAGTAGTCACTCTATCAAATTTTTCCAACATGTCCTCACGATAATCTTCATACAAATACAAATGTGTTTCTTTCACGTAATTGATCAACCACTCTATTTCAATGGCCATCTTATTTGTTATTTTTACAGGGACGTTATCTACATAAAGGTGTTCATAAGATTTATATTTTTTGTATGTATCACTGTTGCATATTTGAACGTCTATCATATCATTCATCATAGCATCAATCTCATCCATCATTTGTCCTTGAAAGGCACTGTAATCAATATTTTCTAGTATGTCCATTATGTTTGATAAAACGTATATGTATTTATATAGTTATCAGTCTTCATATAAAATTGAATCTTTTATAGAAGTATTGTGTACATCAGAGAATAATTATAGGAATTAGTAAGACAAAATGAATTACAATATTAACGTCAAGTATCTTTACATTGAGCATATTGATGAAACGGATTATCCTGATATTACATTTAATTTCACAGGAGAAGTTTGTATTGCAAATAAAATAATAAATAATAAATATTACGGAATATACGATTTCAATACTGGACGTAATGTAGTTATTTTACCAAAGAAAGGAAAACTATACAAAAATGATACGTTGATATACGAAGGAAAATTTACAGAGGATGGAGAATATACCGGTAAATGTGTTTTATATCACGATAACGGGAACAAACAATATGAAGGAACTATGTTGAAGAACCGTTATAGTGGTTTTGGAACAGAATATGATTGGAATGGTGATATAGTATATGAAGGTGACTGGGTAGATGGTCTTCAATATGGACAAGGAAAGCAATATGAAAATAACATTATGATATATTCCGGATATTGGTACGATGGAACAAAAACCGGAAGGGGTATAGATTATTCTTCAAGTTCGCGTCTTTATGATGGAGAATGGAAAGATAATATGTGGCATGGTTGTGGAACGCATTACTGCGAAGACTACACAATTATTACTACCACATGGAACCGCGGTCAGAAACACGGTATGGGGTCAATTGAATTAGTAAATGGGAATATTCTAATGGACTGCGAATGGAAGAACGATATATTATTGTCTCCCGGACAAGAAGTCGTGCCATTGTCTAAATTGCGAAAAACCAGAAATGGATATACACAAACTGATTAGCTATAAACAATGAAAAACATGAATATCTCAAAATACTTATGTTTTTTATGTAATAAAACTCATCACGAATCTATATAGTTACTCTAATTGTGTGGCTTCGCTCTTAAGAGGATGTTTGTTCTGAGTCATAGTGGGGTTTAAGCAAGTCTGAAAACTAGGATATAGTTGATTAGACAAGCATTTATCGTGTTCGCCGACTTGAACACATCCACGCTTTCCCTCGAATTCACCAACCAGACACCATTGTGCTTTGCGAGAAGTGATGGCATTTTGAATAGGGTTGGTAGTATTGTCTGTCTTAGGGTCTTGTATTTGTCCAGAAGAACGGTTGACGGTTTCACCTAAATTAATGCGGTCGGGTAAATTTCCAGCACTAGCATCTTTAAGCAAATCGCCCACGGTATCAATAGTGCCACCAGCAATTTCTACTCCGGCAGTTCCTGTTACGGTGAAAAGATTACTTATTTGGTTCAAGATTGACCCAGCAGTATAAGCAACCAAGGATACAATTTGTTTGATAAGAGGACCGAACAAGTCCACAATAGCTTGTAACAAGTCTCCGAAAATATTAAGAATATTTACTCCTAAAAGTGAAAATACAATTAATATAATCAGCACGATGGTCAACAACTGATTATTGTATCGTCCATCTAATAGATTCAGTTTAGGGGCGACGTTATTTACTGCTTCCATTTATATATTATATAAACTTTTTTATTTTTCGTTTGCTTTGTAGTTTATTTTTATTTTTGTATATTAAATGACTTTAATGAACGTGATGGATTCAGTATTTTATTTAGGATTAGTAGTAACCTTTTTACTCATTTTACTCGTGGTTTATCATTTTAAGAACAGAGTTACCACTATGGAACAGCGATGCGATACGATGTTTGAAATTATGAACAATATTGTTCAAGAGTTGAATCTATTGCGACGTCAACAAAATATGACTATGGGAGGTGGTGTTCCTGCAAATATTACCACTACTACAGTTGAACGAGACAACGTATATCCTCAGGAAAATGAAGACGAAGAAGAAAGTGAATACGAAACTGATGATGAATCTAGTTATTTATCCGAAGATGATTTAGAAGAAGATTTAGAACTCAAAACTCGGGTAGTTGAATTAGATAATGAAATTGTTGCCGACGGTACTGACTTAAAGCAGATTCAGGTGATAGAAGAATCTCCTTTGCCTGATGCTACACAATCATCATTGTTAGATATTGATGATAACAATTCCATCAAAATTGAGAAGGTAGAAACTACTTTAGAAAATGACGAAGAACTAATTGACGACTTATCAACTAGTGATGAATATAAATCCATGACAAATTCTGCTTTGAAGGCTCTTGTGATAGAGAAAGGTTTAAGCACAAATCCTAGTAAACTTAAAAAGAGTGAATTAATCGATTTATTAAAAGAATTAGAATAGAGTTATTTTGATACAAGAAAATATCATCTTTTATTATAATAATGTTTTCGTTTTTCAAAGCAAATAAGCAAGAATCCAAAAAAGAAGTCAAACAACTCTCGTATGATGGATACTCTACAAACAACCAATACAGCGATTTTCCTCCCATGATGAACGATGGTCGCTCGGTGGTATCTTCTTGGCAACCCGAATCTCACATGAATAAGGTGCACAAGGAACAAAACAATATCAAGTCTAATTGGGAATATCGTCAATATTTGACTAAGAATGCTAATAACATGATGGCAAAAGAGTTCAATGAGTCTGCGAATGACACTGGTTACAACATGAAGAGTTCTCAAAAACCCAATATTCAATCTAACGAGGTAACTGGATATTCCAACTACCCATATTCTTTCAAGAGTGTATTAGATGAAACGAAACCTACTGGTCATGTTGAAAGTGACTTGAAGATGAATTACTTATCAAGAGAGCAACTTGAGAGTCGTCAGATATCTCCTGTGATTACTCAAGATGAATTATTACGCAGGTAAATTTATCATTTTAACAAAAATATATACAGAAAATATATTTTTATTCATACAATTACAAATGAAAACAATCAGTTTTGATATTGGTATCAAAAATATGGCATATTGCATCTTTGATTGCTCTAGTAGTATAGACATTCTGGATTGGCAAGTATTGAACTTAAATGAAGAAAACACCGTCATAAAAGAAACTTGCAATGCAACAGTGAATAGCCGAAAACAATCAAATAAAATATGTGGTAGAACCGCAAAATACAAGAAGGATAACAACTGTTATTGTGAAACACATGCAAAGTCCAGTAAGTATTTATTGCCTACGAAAGAAAACCAGATGACGCAAATAAAAAAACAGAAAGTCGACGACGTTATCAAATGGGGAAACAAGCATTTTTTATTTTTGGACAAAGAAGTAAAACGTAGTAAAGCGACATTATTAAATGAGACACATACATACCTGGAACAGAATTGTTTAGAGAAAATTACTTACAAGAAAACCAAAAATGCTTCGCAAGTA